GATGGAATTATCCGAATCAGTGAGGGTTTGTGAAATATCGCTTTTCTTGCGCCAGTTTCTGTCAGGGTGACATGAGAACACTAGAATGCATGTCCGAGAGAGGCATAAAGAGCGAGCTTGTCAGGGTTACTAACGAGCGCTCGAAGACTATCTATGCGTTCTGGACACACCACTTTGGGCCGTGCAAAATCATTAACTTTTGTTCTTACGTACGTGCGCGATAACTTGCCCCACTCGGGGTTTCGCCAGTCGCAATACGAAGTGAAATTGCACAATCCAAAATGACCGATCTGAAAAGACCGGAAGTCACGCTCGATCGCTTTTTGAAAATCCGACGAAACGTTGTAGTGCTGGGCGAACAGCTGTCTCGTGGCATCAGTGGGCGATGGCGTCTTAATCTCACCATTGACCACGAAGCCCTTCTCTCGAAGACAATCGTAGGCTAGTAAGACCCTTTCGTAATGTTCCCGTTCATAAGTATTGCGCGTCATGCGCAGAGCCTGTCGGTGATCAATTCCGACCGTCAGCTGTAGGACCCTGTTGCAGAACGGCGCAACAATCGGGCAGCTGGGGTAGAGCAAAAGCAGGGAGAGTGCTCGCATGCGGTACAACGCGAGCTTTTTGTTTCTTCCCATTCCGGCGTGCTTGTGTGGTAGCCAGCCGAAACGCAGAAGGACTTTTGCGGGATCAGTGAGCAGCTGTCGGCTATCCTCATGCAGCACTTGGCCGCAGAAGGACAGGTCGAACAAGCTGTCCGAGGTCTCGAAGGTCATGTCGAAACCGAGCGTAGCCAGCATGAGCCGATCAGCCTCGATGTTGGTTTTCGCGTAGGTGGACTGGAGTGCGTCATCGCCCTCAGTAATGTGCTTCTCAGTGATGCCTCGCCACTCGGTTACGTAAAAACAAAGAAAATCATTTATTATCAGGTTAGCGAGAGACGTGTCACGGCATCCGGAAGAGAGGCGGTAGCTGCAGGTGGCAGTGAAGCCCTTGAACTTGAACCTCATATGAGCTCGCGTCATCAGCGCGAGCTCCAATCTCGCCAGGGCGGCGGGATTGTTTTGACACATATGTCTGTAGACCTCGAAAACAATGTTCTCTGTGGCCCACTTCGTATGTGACTTTTCGAGCGAACTGTAATCTGTCGCTCGGTTCACCGCACCGA